AAATGACAATCGGCCCCCCCCCCCCCAACAGAGAATCTGCGGGAGCCGGCGTCCACGGTGTTGCCTCTGTGCCGAGTTCAAGTTTTAGCTTAGAAAAATAAATCGTGGTTTTGGCATTGATATAAGGAAGCAGCTGAGTGTATCCATCAGATCCAGAAACAACTAAAACCTTGATATACTTCCACTCCTCGTCAATATCTACTTTATTTCCAGATGCCCCATATCCAAACCGCACCGTTAATTTTGTTGGCGCAGCGGATCGTACGTAACCGCTAAATACATATGTTGTATGTGGTAGACAATCTTTCGGCATATCCATTGTTATATCGGTCCCTGGCTGACCAATCCTGTTGGCAACAGCCTTTAGGCATTTACCTCCTTCATAGCCATCATCGTCGATCGAAAGTGTATAAGCATTTTCACGCGTTCCGTAGTAACTCATTGTGTCCGGGTGAGAAAAATCAGAGTATCTTAACAAATTACGCCCTGTTGGTTTTAATTCAGCCATACTATCACGCCTCCAATTGTGCACGGTAGGTTACCGTACTTTCTTCTGTTCCCTCGCTGATCACCCGTGTAATACCGGTTGATACAGCGGACGTCTCATTATTGCGGTACCATTTGACCGCCCCAATCGCTGTGATCTCCGACTCCGTCAGCTCCTCATTGCCTTGATAGACACGAGCCCTTAAAGTCGTAGCGATACCACTGTTTTTAAAGATCTGACCGGCAGAGGACTCGATGATCAATCGTAAAGGTTGATCGGCATCAGCACCATCCACTCCAAATCTCGATACCGAGTAGGAGGTCGTTGACTTACCATCCGAATAATTTACGATCGTACGTGTCCATAGGTATTGACCGGCGGATACTGTCGGTATGGTCGATGACCATGTACCGCTTGGTACGGTGGTGCCACTTGTAGATACCTGGTATGTCACGGATGTGGATGTAATCGTAATCGATGTACCGTCCTTACCGTCCTCTCCCGGTATCCCTTGTTCTCCCTGCGCCCCGGTGGCTCCGTGAGTACCGATGATCACCGGCGTGGTCTTGGTCGATGATCCATTGGTGTAGGTAATCAGCTCATAGCTCCACAGATAGCGTTTAGACGTTGACGTGGTCTGTGGTGTAGTCGTCCATCCGGATGTGGATGTCGTTACGCCACTTGAAGATGCGCTAGCCAGGTAATAATTGGTAATTGACTTGATTCCATTACCGGCAGGACCGGTATCGCCGGTTTCCCCTTTGTCACCCGTCTCGCCTTTATCTCCGGTATTGCCATACACACCGATGACACGTTTAGCGCTGTCTTTGGACTGGCCATTGGTGTAAGTGATTTTTTCGTAGTTCCACAAATACTTGTTTGTGACTGTCATTGTTGGTACGCTCGTACTCCATGACGTAGGGGTCGTACTGTTGGATGTAGATACCGCATAGTACTCAGTAATAGATTGGATACCCACACCGTCAGCGCCATCCGCTCCATCCGCTCCTGTATCTCCCTTGTCGCCCTTGATCTTGCTCCACGAGTACTTGGTATGGTCCGTACTGTCAGCCTCTACAAAGTCCACATACTGACCGATATAGGTTTTGTTTGTGCTATCCGTGGTACTAAATCCACTAGATCCATCGGCACTGGTAGCGTAGGCAATATGCAGATAGCTCGTCTTGCCATCCTCTCCATTGGTACCAGGCGTGCCGTTAGCACCGTCCGAACCCTCAAACTTTGACCAGGTGTAATCGGATGGATCGTCACTGTCCTGCTCGACAAAATCCACATACGTACCGATATACTTGTCCGGTAGCTCCGTCATCTGCGAGGCAGCAGGGTTTTCGACCGGCGAGTATTTGACATGAAAATACGATGTTCGCCCATCCTGTCCGTCTGCCCCACTGCGGGACACGCTGTAGGCTACGGTCTGCTCGCCATCGCTATAGGTTACTGTGGTACGAGTCCATAAAAACATACCAGGCGCTACATTAGGCACCGTATCGGACCATTGACCGGTTGGTACTACAATGCCTGACGTATGAGCTTGATAGACTACAGATTGAGATATGATCGTTACGCTCGTACCGTCCTGTCCGTCAGAGCCATCCACCCCATTACGGGATACAGAGTGTTGCGTCACACTCGTACCGTCACTGTAGGTGATTACAGTACGTACCCATAGGTACTCACCCGGCTGCACCTCCGGGATCTCTGTCAACCACTCACCGGTTGGTATAGCGGTGCCACTATCGGACACTTGGTACGTGATCACTTGATTGGTAATCGTGATAGATGTTCCATCCGTTACGGCTGCCAGTGTTATCTCGGTCATGGCCCTTGTCTGGCCATTGGCGTCAATCGCCACAATCCTGTAAACCGCGCTTGGATTTAGACTCTCTCTTGATACACTCAACGAGGTGCCTGTATAAACTAAGGCACTGTTTTTGTACCAGTTAACCGTAAAGTTACTCGTTACGTCCTGCGACTTGTCTCTCACATACGCCGTAAGCACCGTATGATCTACACCCTCTGGCAAGATCAGACCGTTACTCGATGACACAACCAATTGATAGGTTTTATTTGCGTTGATCATCTCTTGCATTTGTGTCAGTAGGTCACTGCTGATTTGGCTCTCGATTTCCGTAAAATTGTCTAACACGGTTGAGCACTTTGTCCGATCGGTAAAACATATCTCCTGCTCCACAATACGAGCTTGCAGATACAGTACCGGCTTAAACTCGGCATCCTCGATCGTGTAGGTGTCACCGATGTTACCATCGATGTAACCCTGTACATCGTATGAGTTTTTCGGCACACAATTCTTGCGCAACTCTGCCAACGCCTGGCCATAGAGCATATTGACGTTGTCCGTTTCGTAGGACCACATGTAAGCGATCCATCGGTCATTATCGGCGCCCATTGCTAGACTTGGAAAGCGCTCTCTGGACTGCATAGCCCGGATATCTCGACCGTTGGCCTCGTGCCAAAATTCAAGATTTCCGTCTGCGTCATACTCTTTTTTATCGCCTAAGCTTGTCAAGGTCAGACCGTCTGTACCGGTCGGCCTTATGGCCGTGTAAAGCTCCGTGATATCGGATGTTTTGGTAATACCTTCGATACCCTGTCCATAGCGGATGATCGTACCACTCTTGTCCTCGCCGATACCCTGATAATCGTCAGAGTGCTTACGGTAGATGTTGAGTGTGATTTGCTTAAGGCTGTAGTCATCGTTTAACTCCGTGATAAACTCCAACTCGGCGTCAAACACATTGGCCGTGCTAAAAAGCCTGGCAAGGATCGTTTCCTGACCCGTCCACTCATGACTGATACGTTTATCCGATACCTCGTTAACGCCGATCGTAAAGGTGTTTTCAAATTGATAGTGCTGTATATACTGCACAATACTTAACGACGTGCCGCTAAAGCTATCAACTGTCTCATTGGTGAGTTCCAATGTCAGACCGTAGGCCTGCATATAGATCTCATGTTCGGATTTTTCCACGTGCACAATCGTGCAGTAGTAGTCATGGTTTTTGTATCTAAATGAGCAGTGATTACCCTCGACAATAAACTGTGCGTCGTCATGATCGGCCAGAGTACGCAGCTCAAAGGTGTACTGTGAGCCTTGCAGATAAGTGTGTAGTACCTCATCCCAGTAGGGTGCGCATTTATCCACACTGTTATCTAAAAAAGCGCAGACGGTATCATCTGCGCTTAATATGGCAATTCTAACATTCTCCATTATAGCCATGCCTCCCTGATACGTACCGTGATGGTTGGATCTTGTGTCACCCACGAGCTCATATAAAAGCGCACCTTAGACTCACCTGGTGGTGCTTTAAAGTACTTGGTGCCCACGATCTCATCATCCTGTTTCGGCATATCGTTAACGTAGATCTTGGCGTACTCGCCATCGATCGTGACAGTTGATCCCGCGCTATATCGATTCGGCACGTCCCGCCATTTTTCGACATTTAATTTTTGGAAATTAAAGACATCGAATCCAAAGTAGGTCAGCAGTTGGTTGCCGCTACGGTTGCCCCACTGCTTACAAGCAATCTGGATCTTTTTGCATACCATATTCTCAACCTCTGGGATGTTGTACACTGGATAGCCACCCCAATAGAAAAATTGGATCTTGCTACCCTCTTTTTTGATATCGCAGTGACCCCAGTCCCAATACCAGGGGTTTTGATTTTGCAAGTGGCTCGTGGTGTACTCATACATCTTGACCACCTTACCGGCCATCTTATCGGTCGGCTTGGCATCCGGATTGTGGACGACTAAATCATAGTAGGCCGTATTGCCAGAGATATCGCCCTTGTGCCAATTGACCCCACAGATCAGCTCGTCATCCTCGGTCAAAAAAGATATGGACATCTCACCGGTTTGCCCCATCAGTCCTGCGTAAAAGATCAAATGGAAATAAGCATAAAAGTTTTTACACCCCGCCTCACCTTCGGAGTCAACCGGTATGGTCACGGTACGCAAGCCACCGTTTGCATCACCCTTTAAAGTGCCAGGTGTACCTAACGTCAAAAACTGTGTACTAAACCATGTCTTGGTCGTCAGTGTCCCATCGGTACCGTACAAAGGGTGCATGGCATCATGACCGCCAACATCGTCCGGTGCACTGATAAAGTCTGAGAGCCGTACCAGCATTTCATTTTGCTTGTACGTCTCACCGTCAACCTCTTCTCGCTTACCAAACTCCATCACTCCCGACTCAGCTACAATACCGATGTAGCCGTTGTCCTGTCGGTTGATGATCTCGTAATCGATACATGCCGACATAGAGCCATCGTTATCGATGGTAGCCTCCAGGATACCCTCTTCGTTACGGCTTGCAGTAAACTCTTTAAGCGTAGTCGCATATTTACGAGGATCGGGGCAGTAGATCTCAAACTCGCTGACCACGGAATTGACGCCGGGATCGGGCGTTTCGTTTCCCACTTTCGTTCCGATAAAGTACTTGTCCGTTTCATCGGCAAATATGATCTGCACCTGTTCGGCGGACAGTATTTGATTCATCTTATTATAGGCCGCCCTAAAGGCAGCATTGTCTTTGGCAATCAGCTGATAGCCGATGGTTATGGTACGGGGTGGATAGGTCTTGCCATAATAGACAGACCCATCGATCCCCGTGATTTCCTGTTCCTGGACTTCTGACTCCATCAGTTCTCGCCCCGAAACATAGAGGGTTTGATATCCAGGGATCTCGTCCTCTAAATACACACCGTTATACTTCATGGCCTCGGCCGGCAGTGCCTTACCGCCGGTCGGACCTGTAGTGGTATCTACAAAGTTGTACATGACTATCTAACCCCCTTTATACGATCTTTTATCTTGGCTCTTGCAGAGCCCTCTTTATCAAAGTCATCATATGTCGCTTTAGCAAACTCACGTCCGTTTACGTCCAATGGTACCTCGATGGTGTAATGCACATCATGGTAATAACTGTAGTCATCACTCAACGAGGCGTTGATTCCCGCAAAGGCCATCTTAGGATTGGACAACTGCGGTATGTCAAACAGACCGTAGGCGGCTTTATGCACCTTACTGTACATACCCTCGATACCATTGACCAAACCTTGCCCGATCCACATACCATTTTTATCAGCCACTTTTGACGGTGAGCCAATCTTGGCTTTTGCACGGATAGCCTCATCCGCAGCTGCCGCTAACTGTGCGGCTACGGCTCTTACCGTACCTAACTGAGATCGCATACCGTTGGCCAATCCGATACCAATATAAGCACCGGAGGTATAGGCTGCGGACTGTGCTGCATTAAGGACACTGATCATCGAGCTAACTGCGGACTGTGCGATACTTGGCAACTGCCTTAAACCGGACTGTACACTCTTTGTAAAGTTTGTACCGATCGCTTTACCGGCGCTCTCAGCTTCGCCCTGTGCCTCTCTAAAGGAGCCCACGAGTGATTGCATGGCTGCACTGCCTACTGCGCCAAGAGAGCTCAATGCGGAACCGACAGAGCTTGCTACACTCGTCAATCCACTGATAGAAGACTGCGCCGACTGTGCACCGGACGCAAGTCCTGCAAACGCGGCCACCGCTCCTGTGATCACAAGCATGTAGCCCGTAAACACGGCTGTAGCCTGTTGCACTGCTGCGTTAAGCATGGCCATTGTCATGGTAAACGTCATGGCGCTCACTGTGGATGCAGCCAGGGTCGTAAATGCCTGCATGGCGTTATCCGCAAATGTCTTGATCTGCTCACTGACGATTGTCAGCTGAGGACCTAACTGCGGTAAGGTTGTGGATAATGGAGTGACCGCTGCGTTGATCGTTGTCAATGCGGTAGCTGCCACTGTACCATTTTTGCTCACTTGCTTGATTCCGTCCGCAAATTGTTTCATTCCGGTTCCGGCCTCAGCCAATCCACCGGACATAGCCGTAACACCGGCCAACGATGCGATGACGGCTGCCATCGATGCCGCCATATCAAACAGATTTAATTTAGTGATACGTTCCAGACCTTTTGACAGCTCATTAAAGCCTTTACCGGCATTGAGAGCTGCCTCACCGATTGAATCGATGATATTGGCTAGAGAGTCCAATACACCACTAATGGCATTACCAATAGAGTCGATAATCTTGGACATACCGTCCGTTACGGATGTGACTACATCACTGATGGCCGTACCTAAAGATGTAACTACCTCAGAGATGCCTGAACAGGCTGTTTTGACCGCCGTACCGACAGATTCGAAAATGCCCGGCAATAAACTCAAGGCGCTAACGATACCGTTGACTACAATC